GTTTCGGACGCGCACCACGTTAGTGCTCATCCTAGGGGAACGCCGGCCGTCCGAGGCCAGTCCCGTTCCCCACAAACCCACCCACACACAAAACAAACTGGAGCGAAATCACGCCCAGCCGGCACGGGGCGCGCCGAATCACGCCCCGCTGACACAAACCCCGAACGGCCGTAACGGTAGGCCGAGCAGAGGGGACGCGGCATGGCCGCCGCGCTATCCTCCCGGTGGGGACGGGGTCAAAACCCCGCTATCCACCATGCAACAATCGGGGGCCCTGCCGGGGCAGGTCCTCTTAGCCGATGCGGTCGCGCACCATCGCCCACGCAGTGGAATCCACGTCGCCCTCGAGCTTGCGAATGCGCTCGAAGAGCATGCTGACGTCGATATCGTCCAGCTGCGCGTCCTCGGTGATGTCCGTCTCCAGCACCAGCACCTCTCCCGTACCGGGGGTGCCGTTGGCGCCAGAGAAAGCATACTCCACCGCCGCGCCGCCGCCACCAGCAACGGCCTCAACCGTGGCGAGGCAGATGATGGTAATGGCAGACGTGGCCATGGTAGTGCGTGGGGACAACAGGTACGTCGCCGGGGTGCCGCCATCCGTGTTCCAGATGGGGTCCAGGCTAACGCCCTCGCCGCTTGCGTCCGACGCCTGCGTCACGCTCAGACCCCATCCGGCGCTCCAGGAGCCGTTGGAGTTGGCGTTAGCAATGATCAGGTACTTGCGCGCATCACCACCGCTGTTGGGCCGGGGCAGCGCAATGTAGTTGCTGCTGTCGGCCACAATAGACGTGTCATTGGTCGTGACGACGACCGGCGGGTTGCCGGCCGTGCCGAAGAGCGATGGCACGGTGATGGAATTGGTGCGCTGGAACGAGTACGCTGCGACTTGGCTGGCACTGTCGACGGGCAGTCGCGGCTTCGTAAACACCATGTGCGTGGTGATCCAAAGCTCGCCCATCTTCAGGCCGTCGGCCTGCTGCCCGCCCGTCATCACCGTGGTGGAACCAAGGCGGTACAAGCGCGGGTCAGCGCCGCTCGGAATGCCGGTGGCAGGCTGCACGTACAGCGACTCCATTACGTTGTCGCCGCGCGCGCATTCAATACCATGCAACTGGCTCAGAGATGGCTTAGCGGACTGCGCCCCGTCGAGGGCAAGC